ATTTTTGTATTGGCTTGAGTACTGTATAAGTAAGAGGGGGCCCCGCAGTTATGCAACGAACTTTTAAAGGTTCTGGTAGCCCAATAACCATAGTTTTAGGTTTTTCTCTTAAAGCATGAACAATTAAGTTTGGATAGATTTTCTCCTTCCAAATATCACACAGCTCTTTACCATCAAATAAAAGACCCACTGTCTCTTTCTCACTTCCGTTCTCAAGGTTGTGATCGAGTTCTAATTGATCTAATTTGCCAGCTTCACCGTAAAGCTCTGAAAGTTCACCCGTAAGGTTCACTTGTCCAAGAGTTTTATTAATTAGACTAGGAATCGTTGAAAGTTCTTCTTTGAAACCAATTTTTTCTAAAAATTCAGTGAAAGCCCCAACAGCTCCATTTTGGCCTCTCGACCAATTATATTGTGAGCTAGTACTCGGCACAAAAGGCTTGGTAAGTTCATCCCAAGTCGGTGCTTTTCCTTTAAAGAGTTCCCTTACAGTCCTCCTCAGTTGGTAACAGATAGTATTCTTATCTATTTGGTGCTCCCAGATTCCTTCAGTAATCGAAAAATCCGGCAAGTCAGGATGTTCACTCGTCAGGTGTAGAAACGTTTTCATTTCAGCCTGAGCAACCATGTCTTGTGACATAGGTGGTGCACCTTTCTTTGATTGAGCAATGCTTTGTGCAAAGCTTTCCAACTTCAATCTATCAAACTGTAAAAGTTTGATAAATCTCTTACCTCGTCCATAACATAAGAAGGACGGATCTACCAGATCAGGGAATGTTTCCATTCCTTTAGGTACGGGTGGGACCTCTTGTTCCATCACCCAGCTGAAAAAGGCGTTGATTTTGTACTTATATAAATCTTTCCAAGAACCAATACCAGCTATAGCGTGATATTCGAGGAATCTCTTCCTCAATTTTTCCTTATCTTTCAAACTTTTTTCTTTTGCAAGAATTTTGTCCCCAGATTTGGAATGATCGTCTCGATACCCATATATCTTCATGATATCATAGATTGCGTGTACGAGCACACGGACCTTTTCCTGATCTCTCTTTAAAGCCTTTTGAGTGGCAACGCCAATAGCTTTTGAGTGTTCTTCGGCTGATAATTTAAAATCTTTAGTGTTAGGCTTCTTTTCAGAAGTTTGGGACTTCAGATTTTTATTATCATCCTTTGAACCTCTCTTTAAAGGAGATTCTACATGGAATGATGTTGCAGATTTCATCATATCTGCTATTCGTTTTTGAATTTAATTATTC